TCTATGCGGTTGGTGAGATTAGTTTCTACTGCTGACGTTGAGCTGTCACTCGCTTCTGAAAATGTGTATGAACTGATTGTGCTTTCATCAGCAAAGTTGTAATCAATGTTCATTACGCACATCAGAATATCTTCTGATAGACTTAATTCACCGCCTGCCTGTAAAGTAATTAAGTCGCCTAAATCATATAAGCTAACATCAGCTAAATGCACATCTGCCGCATAGAACTGACAAGCTGTAAGCTGTGTAAGGATATTTTGCAACATTGTTGCATATCCGCTTGTTGCACTAGATAGCCAACGATTGTAGCCTAGATTAAGTGTAGTGCCTGTTGTATTTCCAACTAATATTGATTTATCAGCGTTCTTACTTGCTCTATCATTGATGTAAATGCCTGTGATATTAATTGCACCGTTGCCGAATGTGCCGCCTGTAATTCTATCGTTTTTAGTTAGTGTATCAACTGCCGTTGTATAGTAAGTCTTTTCAGTTCCAACACGCTTATAACATCTACCGAACTGATGCACTTCAAGATTTCCAAAACGATTGATAGAACAAAAACCGCAAATTACTGCGCACATATCGTGTATTAAATCGCTCCACTTGCGATCCGTTTCCTGTGTACTGCCATTGAATATAAGCGTTGCTGTACCGTTTACCATTGCTTCGATTTCTGCTTGTGTAGTTGCAAGTGTTATTCCACAATCATTACACATAGCGGTAAAGAAGGAATAAGGTGTAAATGAGCCTGTAGTTAGTGTGTACTTCTTTTGTGTAAGACACATTGCATCATAACATTCAAGCGTAACCCATTCACCATTCCAATGAGCTTTCTTAATTATCCAAGTGCCGACCTTTTCCATATGATAGCTATCACCTGTTACATAAACACCTTGCTGTAAAGTGATTACTGCATTATACAAGCTATGATGATAATCACCCTGAAGGGTTATTTCCATACTTCCGATACAACAGCCACCAATGTCAAAAGAATTGTTAGCCGTACATCTGTTCGTGAATGATAGAGAGCCTTCAAGGATATTATCTCTTGTTATCTGCATTGTAACGTTGTTCTTATTGACAATACTGCCTGTCATAGAATAGTTTCTAGCTTCGGACTTTACGTAGGTTTCATATTCATTTGTTACTGTATACATAAAGCCTCCTTTTAAAACTCAATTATGTTGAAACTTACGGTATAAAGCGGTATTGATGAGCCGCCAAATAATCCCTTTGATGGCTCATACTGTACTCCGTTAAAATCCCTTATTCTTGCGGTCATAGTCTGTGTAGTTCCGACTTCATCAGTAAAGGTTACTGTAAGACTTCTATGTAATGAAATAGCCTTAATTTTCTTATAAGTTGTTCCTGTTACTTGACAAGTGACTGCAATGTTTCTCTGATAAGTGTCACGCATGAAGTTAGTTTTAGTAAAACCGCTTTCTGTAAGAAGTTCCGTTTCAACTACTTTCGGAGTTTCACTCCATTCCATAGGCTCTGGAAAATGAACTGTTGTTGTATTGTATGTTGCTGTTAAATTCCTAGTAAACATTTCCTCACCTCCTTAATTGTTAGATGTATATGCAGTTTTGATATTTACGTTACTTACTGCCTGTCCGAACTTTGTACCATTAACTATTAAAGGTGTAGTTACTGTGACTGGAGTAGTTGTGACTGTTGTCTGTTTCTTATTTGTGAGTAAACCACTATTCTTTGTTGTACCAAGATTAAAAGAAGCCTTTTCCGCATTTCTAGCTTTCCAGTAATCGGCTGAATTATCTACTCCATACTTATCCCAAGCCGCTTTTTGCCTTGCCTGTGCTTCTTCAAGCTGTTTATTAACATCAATGCCACTTTTTGACAGTGCGCCTTGCGTTAATTTTGCATCTAGTCCGGTAAATTTAGCGACCTTTTCTATAGCACCTTCAGCCGCCGCCGTAATCTTATCAAAATTTGCTATTACTGCTATTAGTATACCAATTAAACCTGCCATTTTCAAGCCATTACCGACCTTTGCAAACGTTGACATTCCCTCTGTACTTCCAAGTAAAGCAGTAGTTAATTTGCCTGTTGTTCCTGAAGCACTTGCAATAGCTGTAGCCATTGAAGCCATCTTACCTGGTATCTGAATAGCACCGCTAACAAGTGAAGATAGCATTGTGACAGCACCACCACCGACTGTTGTTAGACCGCCTATAGCAGTAGTTACGGGTCCGATTGCAGCAGCTACAAGTCCGAACTTAACAACATTCTCCTGTGCCTCTTCATCAAGGCTAGAAAACCAAGCTACTGCCTTGTCAAGTACACCTAAAGCCTTTTCAAGAATAGGCAGTAGGTTGTCACCAAATTCAAGTGCAAGGTTATCAACTTTCTCTTTCATCTGCTGAATTTTAGAAGCTGTTGTTCCGTATCTCTTATCCGCTTCAACCTGTAATGCGTTACCCTCTTTATAAGCTTTGCTAGCTGTTCTTTCTGCATCCCTTAACTTATCTGTATTAGCTACAAGTGCGTTAAGTCCATTCATCTGTCTGACTGCTGACAAACCTAAATCATTAAGTGTAGCAGTCATTGAGCCACCTTCTTTTTCAACCTTGCCAAGTCCTTCTAGAAAACGTACAAAGAACTCATTTGGGTTAGCTTCCCACATATCTGTGATTTCTTTGTTATTCCTAGCTCCGAGAAGTTTCTGCAAAGTTTCCATCTGTGATTTAGCACTCTTTGTAGCTCCGTGTGTTATCTTCTCAAACTGTGTAAAGGTCTTTGAAAGAGCCGAACCACCTGCCTCGGCATTGATGCCAAGTGATGCCATAGCAGTTGAAAGTCCAAGTATCTGTGTTTCAGAAAAGCCAAGGTTATGAGCTGTTGAGGCGAGGTAGGAACTCATGTTCATAATGTCGACTTCATTTGTTTCGAAGTTATTACCGAGGTCAACTAACGCTGAACCTAACTTATAAACATCTTTTGTTGCTGTTTCACCTGTAATGTTCCTGAACTGTGCTAATGCAACTGCTGCCTCTTCTGCACTCAAATCAGTAGTATCACCAAGTTCAATCATAGTCCTTGTGAACTCTGTTATATCATCCGCAGAAATGCCAAGCTGACCGCTGACCTCCATTATTCTAGCGATTTCTTCTTTACTACTTGCAGTAGTTGTAGCCATCCCCTTAATGCTTTCCTGTAAGTCCTCATAAGTAGTTGTGGCTGTTTCATCAACAGTTTTAGTAACACCTGTAAATGCACTTTCAAAGTCAATAATGCTACTAACTGCACTTTTTCCGACTGCTACAATAGGTGTAGTTACTGTGGCGGTCATTGTAGCTCCTGCACCCATAAGGTCTTTACCTATGGTCTGCATTTTGTCGCCAACTTTTTTGCCTAATTTAGCAACTGCCTGTCCTGCTACTTTCGTCTGTTGCTCAAAAACAGATCCAAAACTACGCATTTCATTTTGTGCGCTCCGTAATTCACTTTCGGTCTGTTTGATTTCAGACTGCAAGGCATTAAATTCTTCTTGTGTACCTTCTCCGTAGTCTTTCATAGACTGTTCAAGAAGTTCAGATTGCCTTTTCTGGTTTTCTAACTTACTTGTTAAGTCCTTTACGCTCTTTCCAAGAAGCTCATTTTTATCCTTAAGTAGTTTAGTATCGCCTGCATTGTCTTTTAACGCATCATTGACCGCCTTTAAGGCTTTTTCGTTGCTCTTGCACTCTTTATCTAGTGCATCTCCCAAGCCTTTAGCTTCTTTCTGTGTGTTCTTAAACTGCTGTTTAGCTACATTTCCAAAGTCTTTAGCGGCATCTTTAATCTGCTTAAGTTCAACCTCTGTATCGTTACAAGCCTTAACTAGCTTTTCATAATCCTTATGTGTAATTGCGCCCTTCTTAAGTTCTTCCCTTGCTAGCTCTGCTTGCTTTTTCTGTGCTTTAAGTTTGTCCTCTGTTTCACCGACAGCATTTGCTAAAAGGTTTTCTTTCTGCGCTAAAAGATTTGTATCGTTAGCGTTATCCTTTAAGGCATCATCAACCGCCTTTAAAGAGTTTTTAGTATCGTTAAGCCTATCCGTTGATACTTTAAGCTGTGCATTGACCTGCTGTTTTTCTACACTTCCAAACTCGTTGGCTTGTTCTGTTAAGGCTCTTAAATCATTTTTAGTGTTCTGAACATTCTGCTGTATAGCCTTGTATTGATTTTCATCAATCTTTTTCATCTGCAAGGCTAACTCTGCTGCCCTTGCTTCGCCTTCTTCTTCTTTGAGCTTTTTAGTAGTCTGTTCTATGGCAGTATTGAGTAATTTTGACTTATCAGTTAGTAATGATACATCTGTTGGCA